CTTAAGTGCTTTCTTCACGCCCTGTATCTGAGTGTTGATGCTAGGCTTGTCAAGCTCTTCTGGGCGATAAAGACAAAGCTCCCCGCTCTCTTTGTTGATAACAAGAAAGCCACCCTCAGAAGACTTCTCAGCCTCCTCATAGCCAGCAAGCTGTGACATATATCCAAAGGGGTCATCTTCACGCAGACGCCCCTCACGGAACTTGTTGAACGAGAACTTAGATGCAGTCTTAACATCAACTACTTCGCCATCAATCTTACAGTCAATATGTCCCTTGACGCCTTTGACATCAACTTCTTTTTGCTCATCAGTAACTTCATGCCCAGAAGCACGAACAAGCATTAGGAGAATCTCTTCTAATAGATGCCCGTAAAGAAACTTTATTTGTAGGGATGGTGAAGGTACTGACGTTTGAGATGGTAGGTTTTGTTCGTACCAAAGCTGTCGCGCAGGGCGACCAACATTAGACATACGCAGAGAAAACTCTGAGTTTCTTTCTGATGGCCTAGCCCAAGCCAGAAGCGAGTCCTTGATACGAGACAGCGTTAGGTCCAGATCTTCATCACTTAAATTAAATTCACGACCTTCGGATAGCTCTGAAAGCTGTCCATAAATATCGTCAATTAACGTGTCAAGTTTCATTTCCTATGCCTTACGAATCGACACTTCCGTGTCTTTGAGTTGTAGTGCAGATATTGTACACCAAGTTCTTTTTGAAGTGGAGTCTTGGCAGATAGTCTACCGTCTTTGTAAGACTTCACATCTATCAAAGTGATCTCACCTTCTGGGTTCATAGCCACGATGTCCACTGGCCCTGTGCATCCACAGTTCTTGAACACATGATAGCCGTTGTCCCACAGCCAAGTAACAGCATAGTGTTCGGCTAGGTCACCGATTCTATTTGGTTCGTTATTAATGTGTTTCACTCCAGTTATCCCCTATTTTATATTCACCGTCAAGAGGGCAGAATAATTCTAGCTCCTCACCCGACTTCTTTATTGCATCAACCCCCAGAATTCCTGTCGCATCAGCCACGGCTTCTTTTACTTCTAACTGCCACTCATCATGTACGTTGCAGACGAAGTGTGCGTCTAGAGTGTTGAGCCTGATTAGCTGATTGAGATTAACCATCGCCTGCTTCATGACGATAGCTCCTGCGCTTTGTAGTAATGTGTTTAGTGCGGCGTGTTCAGATCGGACATACAGCTTACGCCCATCTAGTCCTTTGAGGAAGCCTTTTGAAGCCGCTCGTCCAACCCTGTCTTTAAGATGTTTAAATGCAGGGAGATTATCGAAGAAACGCTTTCTAAGTTCCGAACCATCACGCTTGTTTCCTCCAACCACACTGCCAAGTTTTTCATCTCCTGCTCCGTATAGGAGTGCATAGATAAATGTTTTCGCCTGATTTCTTGATTCAAGCCCTGCAAGTCGTTGGTTAGCTGAGTGTATGTCTCCGTGCAGTATTTCATCTCTGAAGCCCTCGTCTTTCATGTAGTGTGCGAGCATACGCAATTCAAGACCACTGGCGTCGATACCCACAAGCTTATATCCCTCTGGCACTGTCCAACAGGCGCGGCACTCTTTGCCGTAAGGCGCTGAGAGATTAGGCACCTGTGCCATGTTGGGACTGTTGTGTGTCATGCGGCCCGTGATTGTTCCGTTAGGATTCACAAAGCCGCGCACACGCTCATCTTCATGAGACTCTTCAAGCCAAGAGGACACCTGTGCTATTCGCTTCTGGAGGAGAAGGTACTCAGCAATCAGTGTGGCCTCTGGAATATCTTTGATTTTACTTAGAGTAGATTCATCGACAATCGGCTGGCCCGTGGGGGTAAAGCGGTCAGGCTTCCAACCAAAGTCAATGAGGTATTCGCCTATCTGTTTGCGCGACCCAAGATTGAATGGAACCTCTTCAACCCGTACAGTCTTACGCTTGATGGCAATCTCTTCATACTCTTCTTGAGTCAACCTGCTTTTCTTGGTTGACCCCTCAACAAGACCCATCTTGGATAGCGCACCCGTCTTGGTGAATTGAGCAAGTAGAGTTGTTTTAATTTGCTTTGGTCTGAAGGTCTTCTGCACCTCACGCTCTACTTCTTTGAGTCGGTCAGTCAATTCTGCGACAAGCAGGGTTGCTGATTTAACGTCGAGAAGAAAGCCGTGTTCGCGCTGGTCTGCGATGATCTTGAGGGCCTCATGCTCAAGCACTACTGACTGTCGGCTGAAGCCGCGAGATTCTATTTTAAGATTGTTAAACATCTTCGCATTCAATACCGCATCGTTGCGGCAGTAGTTAAGCATCTCTGGAGAATACTCACCAAACTCTTTGTGGTCAATCTTCTGAAGGCCGATTCGATAGCCCCAAGACTCAAGGCTGTGCCCACCCTCACGGGTAGGGTTGAAGAGGCGAGACAATACCAGCGTATCAACGATGGCACGGTTTTCAGTCAGATCAATATTGTGAATCTTTTTTATAGCTGGAAGGTCATAGCCAATGATGTTATGACCAATCAGCTTGTCAGCATCAGACAGG